ATCGGCAATAACTCTTGGACCTTTAAGAGTCTTCGGAACAAGAACAACCTTCACCGGCTGTTCAAGTTCTGGCGTATCGAACGTGACATCCTCGAGCATCCCATCCTCAACAGCGGATATTTGATACCCGTTGTCGATTATGGGGAAGTAAGGCTCGAGACGTTCATGCCAATTCCTCCAAACATATTTCTGATTTCCAGATCTATGATCGGCGGTAGCTCCGGGGCCGTGCCGAGGGCGAAACATGTTACAAGATAACATCCGTAACATATCAGACCAAAGCACAGAGCAAACAGAAAGAAATTCCTCTGTTTGCTCAGGTCGGAGTTCGAAGTTCGAAAAGGACTGCTCAATGGAGATGAAGTTCTCAAGTGCCTTGGCCTCCCTCGCGGGAGAGCAAGGTATTTCGACCTTCTTGAAAGCGAGACATATCTGCCTAACGCAATCAACAATGGTAGAATGTTTATCAATACTTGAAGGGTCTTCATCTCTAATAGCTCCTGTCTCTACGTCAAAAATGAGACTGGTCATCCCCTTAAGAAATGCAGGGATGCACCCATTCTTCCGAAAATTAAGGAAGGATGTTGAGTCAATAAAGCCCTGCGCGAGAGATTTTTCAAAATCTCGTGCAAAGGCCGGTAGGGAAATCGTAAGAAACGAGATCCCTTCATTCTTGACTCGTGATCGTATTGTCTTTAGATCACGAAAATCAGAGACATTAGCGAGACACATGCTGCTTGAGTCTCTATAGACTCGTTCAGCCAGCTTTAGAAAGTCACTTACGTTGCTTTTCATGCTACCTCCCTACCAAGGAGGAAAACATCAAGCCGCGTAGCTTTCATCGCAGATCCTGTATAGGAACTGCAAACAGTCTAAAACTAATTGACGTCGCAAAGGGGGATCTCGGGGCGAACCCCGAAAGGGGCCCCTCAAGCTTGCGCTTTTCCGGCTTGCTTAGAAGCATTCCGGACAAGTTTGACTTTTGCCTCGGCAGCATCTTCCTGGTGGAAGACCTCCCAAAGGTTTTCAGCCAGCGCAGCGACCGTCCGGGATGAAGAAATTGCTTTATTCACCTTCGGCGGTACAAGATCAGAGTCCATGAAAACATCTAGGGCTTTGATCAAAGAGAAGATCTTCTTTGAGACCTTCTGCGGTTTACTTGGTTTACTGGAAGTTGTCATATCTCTACGACTCCTTCCCGTAAAGCTTGCTAACCATAGTGGCGTCAAGCCAGGCATTTAAGCCGGCAACCTGTTGCTGAACCTGAGTCACGGAAAAACCGACATCCGGTCGGTCGATCACGTGATAATCAGTCAGAGTTTCAAAGTCGTTCACCGCGGTAAGCGGATCCGGAACGATGGCCCTCTGATCAAGTCTCGCCATGGTGCGGATCCGACCTTTACTCACTTGATGTGAGACGGTCAAAGTCCAAACACCATCTGACGATTGATAAATGGCCGAAGTGCCACTTATTGTCGTCTTCGGAAGAGACTTGGCAACAGCGTTAATAGTGACTGTTTGTGGATCTGAAAGCATAAACGGTTGACCTCCAAAACTGAAGAGGGGGTTAAACCCATCGTGCTCCCCTGTGCGCCCTCAGGCACAGTGAAGGTTGAATTCTAATGGGTAGAAACCAAGCTCCGCTTAGTAAGACCAAGCGCAGCAAGGATAGCTAATTGTCTGCCGGTAAGATTGGCAGACAGGCAAAACCCAAAAGGATTATCTGTCGTCACACGTTGTTTACAGACTTGAGGCCTGTGAAACTCATACGTGCGTGCACCATCCGCCCAGTTGATCTCTTGTTGAAGAACAAGGTCTATGGTACGATGCTGCATTGTAAACAAATTCTTGGACACAACTCCGTCCTCTGCGGCAGCAGTAACGCCATCTACGACGTCACCGACGTTAGAGAACCAGTCGACGAGCCATGACCAAGGAGTAGCCTTATACAAAACAGACGGATTCAATCGGATCCCGTATAGTATTAGATACCGCTTGAGTTGGTGCCAACTGGTACCATTGTCAAGCAGGGAACGATCAAATTCGGGTTGGTAGAACTTATAGTCGCCAGTAGCCCAGGTTTTCGTACTTGTACGACGCCTTAAGCTATAACGGCCATTCGAACTACTACCAGGAAAGTTTGTACAAGCTGTTTGGATGAGAAATGAATTGGCAGGATAAACATGCCAACCACTCCCACTTGACAGCAAGACATCTTCCTCTGTTTGTGCAAGAGTTGCAGCCCTATGGTCCCAAACATTGTTACGAGCCGAAAGGTCGTCAATGTATTGTTGACCGAAGAATGTAACGTCTAACATGTCGTTAACATCCTTAATAAAGGGAAACCAGCCGAACTGGAAGTTGAGGAAATCTTCAGAAACCTTCTTCGGAATCTGAAGAGGGTTAGTCTTATGGCCTCCTAAAGCCTGCCAGGCTTCATGGAAGCCTTTCGAGGTCTGATGCAGCATATGAGGGAGATCCCTCAATTCTGCTATCGCGACCCCTAAAGACGCCTTCTCCAACTTTGGTCGAAGAGCTTTATCGACCTTGCAACTCCATGAGTCAATGTTTGGAATATAACCAGATCCAGACGTTAAAACAAGCGTCCGAATAACGTCATCGCTGACGTACTTAGACGCGTCTGGATCTAAGTCCCAAAGTGGGGCAACCGCGCCCACATACCTCCGAAAGGACGTTCCCTCACTATCTGAGATAGTAGTTAACGTCTGATGCGGAGGATCGGGAGTCCAAACATCGGTATCGAAAAGATTCACAACTAACTTCGCAAACGGTCCCCCAGTACGAAAGGGAGGCCCAGGATTTGTTTGATCCTGGCACATCTCAATCATACGATAGGGAGAATCGATAGTAACCTCAACTACAGGGGCACTTGATGGATTCCACTTCTGGTTTCCAACAGGACCTTGTAGTTTTTCGAAACTACCGATACGCACCTTAGCCTTAGGCCGGGGTGCACCGCGAAATCTTTTGCGAATCTTAAATTGACTCATATACGACGACTCTCCTTCTAGAAAGAACCAGCACGAGACACTGCGAGTGCTGATCCGTTTTGAGACGGGATTCCGATCCCGATACGTTACGGATAACGTGTCACTATCGCTAGTGACTCAGAGAGGCCCGAG